AAATCATCGAAGAGTACGGCGCGGACTCCCCGCAAGCCCGAATCGAAGTGTATGGACAGTTCCCCGCCGATGGAGACGACCAGTTCATCCCTCCAAGCCTGGTGGACGAAGCGGCGTCTCGCCCTAAGTACAAGGATGAAACTGCTCCGATTGTACTGGGCGTTGATCCGGCTAGAAGTGGCAATGATTCCACGGTCATTGTCGCGCGCCAAGGACGCGATATTGTCGCGATTAAGAGATATAAAGGCGAAGATACGATGGAGATTGTCGGGCGAGTAATCGACGCAATCGAAGAGTTCCGACCTGCACTTGTCGTCCTTGACGAAGGCGGCCTCGGTTACGGCATCTTGGATCGCTTGAAAGAACAGCGGTACAAGGTGCGTGGCGTCAACTTTGGTTGGAAGTCGTCAAAGCCTGCGATGTGGCAGAACAAACGTGCCGAGATGTGGGGTGATATGCGCCAGTGGTTGCGTACCGCCTCGATCCCGAACGAACGACTGCTAAAGTCCGACCTCTGTAGCCCGCAGTACAAGACCAATTCCTCGGGTGCCATAGCCCTAGAAGCCAAGAAAGACATGAAGGCTAGAGGGCTGGCCTCCCCTGACGCAGCAGATGCTTTAGCGGTTACTTTCGCGTACCCTGTTGCAAGTCGGGAGTCAAGAGTTAAAATCGAGCGTAGGTTTTCAGGACGCGGCGAGATGCTCTCGTCGTGGATGGGTGCTTGAGTGGCTAAGAAGTCCGTATCGCTCTCCGTTGGTCGCGGCGAAAAGCAGCCTGTTTCTAAGGGCGCTGGCCTGACCGCCAAAGGTCGAGCGAAGTACAACCGTGCTACTGGGTCTAACTTAAAAGCGCCTGCGCCAAACCCGAAGAGCAAGGCAGAGGCAGGTAGAAAGAAATCATTTTGTGCTAGAATGGCTCCAATCGCAAAAAAGAGTCCGCGAGGGAGCCGTGCAAGAGCATCAATGCGTCGATGGAACTGCAACTGAAGTCTGGCTAGACATCAGGGGGTATGAAGGGCGGTATCAGGTTAGCAATTTAGGTCGCATTAAATCGGTTGCTCGATTTAGGCGAACTAAGCGAAACGGCCAAACTTGGATGCCTGAACGAATTATGAGGGTGCATATCAAAAAGCGGGTACGACGCACTCTGCCATACGCGGAAATTAGGTTGCGCGATGGAAGTTCTAGGGACGTTAGATGCAAGGCTTTTTTGGTTCACCGGCTTGTTGCTGACGCTTTTATCAAGCAATTAGAGCCAACAGATCAGGTTGACCATATCAACGGCATGCATGCAGACAATCGCGTAGAGAACCTGCGGGTTATGCACTATATTGAACACGCAAAAATACACCCAGTTGTTGTAAATCCGCTGGAACACGATCCGGCGACAGGCAGATTTGTAAAGAGGGCTGCTTAATGGCTGCTAAAAAGGGCTTGTACGCTAACATTCACGCTAAACGGGAGCGAATTGCTGCCGGTTCTGGCGAAAAGATGCGAAAAGTGGGTGCCAAAGGCGCTCCGACTGCTAAAGCGTTCCGTCAATCGGCCAAAACGGCCAAAAAGAGGAAATAAACATGAAGTACGGCCCTGTAGGCGTGTCACCCGGTGCCACGATTGGCGACATGATCACCAATTCTCGGATGCAGAAGCCCCGTGCGCCTGCTCCCCGCGCTCCGCGCCGGGTAAACGAGGACATGATCCGCACGACGGTTGCATTTCGTCCGACCCCGGTCGTTAAGCCGCGTGGACGGATGGGCTAATGCCCTTAGTCAAGTCGGCAAGCAAAGGTGCTTTCCGTAAAAACATCAAGGCGGAAATGAAGGCTGGCAAGCCGCAGAAGCAGGCTGTTGCCATCGCCTATTCCGTTAAGCGCCGCGCTGCGGCCAAGGGTAAGAAGGGCAAGTAATGGCTAAAGACCCGACAGGGATGAAGGGAGCGGCTCAGGTCGCTAATACGCCGCAGTCCCGACGTGGACGCGATGCGGGAGACATCCTCTCGCAAGCGCGTACCCGTATGCAGTTGTCCCTGACGGCTTATAGCGAGTCGCGGGATAGCGAACTGGATGACCTGCGCTTTATGGCAGGTTCCCCGGATAACCGCTGGCAGTGGCCGCAAGAGGTGTTAGCCACCCGTGGCGCAGTGCAGGGTCAGACGATTAATGCGCGTCCCTGTCTGACCATCAACAAATTGCCCCAGCACGTTCGGCAGGTCACGAACGACCAGCGCCAGAACCGTCCTTCGGGCAAGGTAATCCCGGTTGATGATCAGGCCGACATTGAGGTAGCCGAGGTATTTGACGGCATCGTTCGGCACATCGAGTACATCTCGGATGCCGATGTCGCTTACGACACCGCCTGTGAGAACCAGGTGACGTATGGCGAAGGCTATATCCGCATCCTGACGGAATACTGCGACGACAATACGTTCGACCAAGACATTCGTATCGGACGTGTGCGAAACTCGTTCTCGGTCTATATGGACCCTCACATCCAAGACCCCTGTGGGTCGGATGCCGAGTGGTGTTTCATTACTGAGGACATGCCCCGTGAGGAGTTTGAGCGTCATTTTCCTGACGCCGAGCCAATCTCGTCGATCCAGCAGCGTGGTACTGGTGACGAGAATCTGGCGCAATGGATTACGGATAACTCCGTTCGGATTGCGGAATACTTCTACGCTTACTACGAAAAAGCGAAGTTAAACCTTTATCCGGGGAACCAAACGGCGTTTGCCGGGTCACCCGAAGCCAAGCAGTTGGAAATGATGGGCTTGCAGGCTGTTCGCAGCCGCGAAGTCGATATTCGCAAGATCAAGTGGATTAAGACCAACGGCTACGAGATTCTGGAAGAGCAAGAGTGGCCGGGTAAGTGGATTCCGGTCATTCGCGTAGTCGGTAACGAATACGAAGTTGAAGGCCGTATCTATATCAGCGGCCTCGTGCGTAACGCTAAAGACGCGCAGCGCATGTACAACTACTGGGTATCCCAAGAGGCGGAAATGCTCGCCTTGGCCCCCAAAGCGCCGTTTATTGGCTATGGCGGGCAGTTTGAGGGATACGAGCATCAGTGGAAGACGGCTAACACGCAGAACTGGCCGTACCTTGAGGTCAATCCTGACGTAACTGACGGCGCTGGCGCAGCAATGCCGTTGCCGCAACGTGCTGCTCCGCCCCTTGCTCAAACTGGGCTTATTCAGGCTAAGATGGGCGCGTCGGACGATATTAAGTCCACGACGGGCTACTATGACTCTAGCCTGGGCGCCACGTCTAACGAGCGGTCGGGTAGAGCCATTCTGGCGCGTGAACGTCAGGGCGATACGGGGTCATATCACTACGTCGATAACCTTGCCCGCGCTATCCGCTACGTCACGCGACAACTCGTGGACTTGATTCCGAAGATTTACGATACCCAGCGTATTGCCCGAATCGTCGGCATTGACGGTGAGACGGGTACGGTGCGGATTGACCCGATGCAGCAAGAGCCTGTCCGCAAGATCATGGATCAGGCTGGCATTGTCATCGAGAAAATCTACAACCCGTCTGTCGGTAAGTACGACGTAGCGGTAACGACTGGCCCGTCCTACCTGACCAAGCGTCAGGAAGCGATGGAGGCCATGTCGCAGATTCTGCAAGCCAACCCGAACCTCTGGCAGGTGGCTGGCGACTTGTTCGTCAAGAACATGGATTGGCCGGGCGCCCAAGAGATTGCTAAACGTCTGGCTAAGACGATTGACCCCAAACTCCTTGCCGACCCGGATGAAGACCCGGCGTTGCAGGCTGCTAACCAGCAGATTGAAGTCATGGGTCAGGAAATGCAGATGATGCAGGAAATGCTCCAGCGCGTCGGTCAGTCAATGGAAGCGACCGAACTGCGTATTAAGGAACAAGAAGCCTCCATCAAGGCTTACGACGCCGAAACCAAGCGCATTAGCGCCGTTCAGGCGGGCATGTCCGAAGAGCAGATTCAGGACATCGTGATGGGTACTATTTCAGGTATGATGTCAAGCGCAGATTTAATGCCTATGGAAGTTCCACGTGAAACTCCTGACATGGGCGAGGGAATGGTATGAAACCGGCTGATTTTGTAGGCATGTTGTTCCTAGCGCGGGATGTGACCCATTCCGTGCATCTGAACACCCGTAGTTATGCCAAACACAAGGCGTTGGGTAAGTTTTATACCGGCGTAGTTGATCTTGCCGATGCGTTTGCGGAGGCTTATCAAGGTCGTCACGGCCTGATCGGGCCGATCACGCTAATGTCGGCTAAGAAGACCAGCAATGTCGTCGAGTTTCTGCAAGACCAGTTGGCTGAAATTGAGGCCAATCGGTATAAGTTCTGCGACAAGGAAGAAACGTCGATTCAGAACATTATTGACGAGATTGTCGCGCTTTACCTCAGCACTTTGTACCGGCTTAGGTTTTTGGCGTGAAACGACGAGAGGCAAAAGCCCTAGGATTGCCAAAGTACAGCACGGGCAAACCGTGTAAAAAGGGGCATTTGTCTGAAAGATATACAAAAACCTCCCATTGCGTAGAGTGTGCTACTAAGGAATCTGCGGTTTGGAGAAAGGAAAATCCTGAGTCTTATCACAAGTCATGGCGCAAATGGCTTGAGTCAAACCGTGAATTACACGGGACTCGCGTAAGACGATGGCAAGACGGCAATAAAGAAAAAGTCGCTGCTGACCGTAAAAAATGGGAATTGGCAAACCCTGATAAGGTGCGCGAAAAAGTTAAACGATGGCGGCAAAAGTATCCTGAAAAATATACGGCTATGGCGGTTGCCAGCGTTGCTAGACGCGCTAAACGCGTGCCAAAGTGGCTCACGTCTGAAGACAAATGGCTTATGACGCAGTTTTATGATGTGGCAAAATTGCGAACAAAGGCGACAGGTGTTACTTGGGAAGTTGACCATGTAACTCCGTTGCGGGGCAAGTTGGTGTCTGGGCTGCATGTTCCGGCTAACTTGCAAGTTATTTTGAAATCGGAAAATCGCGCAAAACGAAATTTTGTAAGCGCAAACTTGGCTTGAGGTATAGACAATGCAATTACTTAATCCGCTGAACGACAGTCTGTTCCCGGCCAAGACTGCCTCTTATACGGGTACTGCCGGGTCTACAGGCACTTGGGACGCTGGCGTTGAGGGTGTTGTGGTGTGGGCTACGACCGCCGCTTATATCGTCGTTGGCGAAGGCGTGACGGCAACCACCAGCAGCACGCCGATCCCGGCTAACGTCCCTGTGCCGTTTATCGTACCTAAGGGTACGGGCGCTCCGTGGCGCGTATCGGCTATCCAGGTTGCGGCTGGTGGTAGCGTGTACGCAAAGCCGATTAGCGGCAACTAATGACTGTTTTCTACGGCATTGCCCCGTCAAATGGTATAGCCGTTGGGCTAGGGTCGATTATTCCGTTGGGAATACCGCCTGATCCAGATGCGTTGGTAGGCAACCTAGAACTTGAAGACGGCGATAATTTGCTGCTGGAAGACGGCGGCTACATTCTTTTGGAGTAATTCCACATGGCTGACCAGAAAATCTCCCAACTCTCTTCCGGCGCACCGGCACTAGGCACGGACGAGTACGTCATTGCCCGATCTGGCGCAAACTACAAACTTACCGGCACCAACCTGCTGACGCTGGTTACTAGCACGGCTAATACGTTTACCGCTGCTCAGTCTTTGTCTTCGGGCAATTTGAAGATGACCGGCTCTACCTCTGGCACGGTCACCTTTGCGGTTCCGGCTATTGCTGGTACCAACACGGTGACGTTCCCGGCAGAGACGATGACGGTCGGCTTCCGCAACGTCCCGCAGTCGGGTTCTGCCAAGACGGCAAACTACGATCTCGTCGTTGGCGATGTCGGTAAGTTCATCGAGGTCGGTGCTTCTGGCGCGATTACGATTCCGGATGCAACTTTTGCCGCTGGCGACATCGTATCTATCTTCAACAACACCTCGGGCAACATCACGGTTACTTGCACGATTACGACCGCGTATATCGCGGGTACGGACTCTGACAAGGCAACGGTGACGCTTGCAACTCGCGGCGTGGCGACGATCCTGTTCTTGTCAGGTACGGTCTGCGTCATCTCTGGCAATGTGAGTTAAGCCATGAGCGGTATCATGCAGATGCTGCTGGCTGCAAAGGGAGCGCCTGCCGCTACCCCTGACGTTGAATATCTCGTCATTGCGGGCGGTGGCGGTGGTGGTGGCGGCTATACCATTACTAGTGGAAGTGTTGAGTATCAGTTTGGCGGTGGCGGTGGTGGAGCGGGTGGATACCTTACCGCAAGTGGTTTCGCAGTAGCAGCGGGAGTTGCCATAACAGTAACTGTTGGCGCAGGCGGAAACGGCGGGTCAGCCAATGGATCGCAAGGCAGTAACTCCGTATTTTCATCAATCACCTCAACCGGAGGCGGGCTTGGGGGTGGCGTTAGTTCTTTTACTGCTCAATCTAAAAACGGTGGAACCGGCGGCAGCGGCGGTGGCGGTAACGGCGGTTATGTATTTGATAACAACACGAGCCAACTTGATTCATACGCAGGAAATGGTGGTGCTTTAACATCCGGGCAAGGATATAACGGCGGCGGCGGCAGCGGCGGCGGAAGCAGCGTTGCAGGCGGCGGCGGTGGCGCTACCGAATCTGGAAATTCAGACGGCCCCGGTTACGGTGGCGACGGCCTTTCTTCTTCAATAGACGGGACGGCAACGGTTCGCGCTGGCGGTGGTGCAGGCGGATTTACATCTAATGCTGGCGGCACAGGCGGCGGTGGAAACGAAAACACGGCTGGCACGGCTAACACAGGCGGCGGTGGTGGTGGCGGAAAAGCCGCTCTTGGGTTTAATCAGTCTGGCGCGAATGGCGGTTCTGGAATTGTCATTATTCGGTATGCAGACACATACCCTGCGGCAACTGCTACAACCGGCTCACCAACGATCACGACATCTGGCGGTTATCGCATTTACAAGTGGACAGCCTCCGGCTCCATTACGTTTTAAGGAATCATCATGGCGCACTTTGCACAACTTGATGAAAACAATGTCGTTACGCAAGTAATCGTCGTTCACAACAGCGATTTAGTTGACGAAAACGGCAACGAGTCGGAAGCCAAGGGCATTGCTTTTTGCCAATCGCTTTTTGGTGCAAACACCCATTGGGTGCAGACTAGTTACAACGCCAATATCCGCAAGCACTATGCCGGTGCCGGATTTACCTACGACACGGCGCGTGATGCGTTTATCCCGCCAAAACCAGAAGCGTTCCCGTCGTTTGTTTTGGACGAGGCAACTTGCACATGGAAGCCGCCTATCGAGCGCCCGACAGATACCGTGTACCGATGGGATGAGCCGTCTGTTTCTTGGGTCGCTGTGCCGCAACCGTATTCATCATGGGCTGCTTCTGGCGATCCGTTAGTATGGACGCCTCCCACGCCAATGCCTGTGGACGGCAAACGGTACAAGTGGGACGAGCCGTCTTTGTCTTGGGTTGAGATTTCGCAGGAGTAATTATGGCTACTTGGAAAGTCACCCGAATAGAAACATCTAGCGTTAGCGGCTTGAGCGATGTGATCGTTCGCTGCACGTTTGATGTGCTGGTGTCTGACGGCGCTAAACACGGCTATACGTTTGGCGAGGTAGCCTTACTGCCGCCCGATGCTGCCGCTTTTGTGGCGTTTGACTCGGTGACTCACAAGCAGGCCGTGGCATGGGTAAAGCAAGCCCTCGGCGCTGCTGCTGACGAATACGAGGCTAAGGTGCAGGCGCAGGTGGATAACCAGCCAGAGCCGGTCTCGTTTGTGCGGTTGCCTTGGAGTAAGTGACCATGAGTACCATTAAGATTTCGCAACTGCCTAATGCTTCTCAGCCGCTTACGGGCGCTGAGTTGGCGCCTGTGGTTCAAGGTGGCGTTACCAAGAAAACGCCTGTTAGCGCCTTTGGTCAGATGGCAAGCGTTAAAACGTATGGCGCCGTAGGTGATGGCGTAACGGATGATACCGCCGCTTTTGCGGCTGCTTTGGCCGCGTCTACGGCAGTCTATGTTCCGCCTGGCACCTACAAGATCACCTCGACCTTGACGGTGCCGAACAATACCAGTCTGATCGGCGCAGGAAGAGGCACGACTAGACTTCAGAAGTTTTTTAACGGCGACATGATGACTCTCGGCAACTACTCAAGCCTTTCTGGTTTGTGGCTTGACGGGCAGGGCAGCACTCTCTCCTACACCGGCCAAGGCGTTGTCATTAATAACGGCGTAGGTCGGCAAAGCATCACCAACTGCCGCATCACCAACTTTCTCAATGGCGCCTGTTTGTACTTCTTCTCGCAAGGCGGCCCGCAATGTTCCGTGTTTGACCTGATCGCCTCGCAGACTAACGGCGCAACCGGCACAGGCAACTTTGCTATTGTCATTCAAGACACGGGTAGTGTGGAGTCTGGTGCCTTTCCGCGTAAGTTCTCGCACATCGAAACGAACGGGTTCTGCTCGTTTTCGTTTGGCTCAAGCAACAACACGTACGTTTCAAACAGTTTTTTGGCTGACTTGTTTTACAGCCTAAACTCTCGCGCTACATTAATAACGAATTGCCGTATTGCCAATCAGGCTGCTCTTTTAATTCAAGGTAACAACCACACGATCATTAGTTGCGCGATCACGCCGCAGATTACGATTCAAACTACCTCTGACAACATCGCGTTGCAGGGCAATAGTTACAACAATCTGCCGATCATTGATAACGCTAACAACTCTCGAAACCTGTTGGATTCGTGGCGGTTAGCGTATACGCCTGTATTGACGGCTGGCACCACCCCTCCTGTGTTGGGTAACGGAACAATCGCTGGAACTTACTTTCGCAACGGTGCTATTACGACCGTTGCGGGCGAACTAAACATTGGAAGCACGACAACCCTTGGCACCGGCATCCTTAAGATTTCTCTGCCATACGCCATGAAAAACGACATCAACTTTGCTGGCGGTGTTGTTTACATGAACATTGGTGGAACGATCTACGAGGGTTTTGCACAAATTGCAACCGGAGCCTCAGTCATTGAGTTGTTACGCGATACATCCGGGTCGGTGACATATAACAGTCCCGGCACGTTTGGAACTGGCGACTTTATTCGCTGGTCTGTTACGTTCCCGAACTAATAGGGCGCACACATGACTACTATTAAGATTTCTCAGTTGCCGGATGCAACAACCCTTACGGGAAATGAAGTGTTCCCTTTAGACCAGGCTGGCGTTACTAAAAAAGCGCCTGTTTCGGCTATCTTGCCATTTGCAAACGTCAAGTCGTATGGCGCGGTAGGCGACGGCGTTACTGACGATACGGCGGCAATTCAGGCTGCGGTAAATGCGTCGGACGGAGTGTTTTTTCCGACCGGCACTTACAAAATTAGTTCCGCAATTACCCTAAAAACCAACAGCACTGTTTTTGGCGAAGGGTCGTCGTCTGTTATTTTGTACACCGGCACAGCAGGCGGCCAAGGCGGCCTTTTTGCTAACTCGGGGTCTGCAACGGCGTATGTTGAAAACATTACGATTAGCGACCTTAAAGTGCTGGGGCAGGTTGCTACCCTTGGGTTTAGCGAATTTGTGCATTTGATTTCGCTCAACGGTGTGCGTAATGCTGTTGTCGAGCGTTGCACGGTTGAAGGTTTCCGTGGAGATGGCATCTACCTTGGTAGCGGTGACCTTGCTGGTCAAGAGCGTCACAACATCAATGTGACCGTGCGGGATTGCTATATCGACGGAGTTAACAAGGACAACCGCAACGGTATTAGCATCATTGATGGCACCGGCATCAACATTGATAACAACTATTTTGCCAACACCACGCGCACTAACATGCCTGGCGCGATTGACGTTGAGCCGGACGTAAACGTCTATCACATCATTCGTGACATTAGCATCCGCAACAATCGGATGTTTAATTGCGGCGGTAACGTAGCCAACATCAGCATCTTTTTGCCGTCGGCTGCGTACACCACAATGCCGAATGGTTTTAATATCGAAAACAATTACATCCAAGGCTCAACCAATGCTTACGGTATTTATTTTACCTTTGGCAATTCCAGTGGGCCTGCGCTGACCGAATCCACACCGGAGTTTGGAATTCGCATCAGCAAGAACGTAGTCAACTATGGCAGCGTTACTGGTCGCGGATTTGGCCTTGGAAACGCTAACGACACGATCATGGAAGGCAACGAGTTTAGTGGCGGCACCACGTCGTTTATTGGCGGCGCTGGGGTCAACGTGCTGGACATTACGCTGCGAAACAACATGTTTGTAGACGTACAGTACGGCGTCGATCCGTTTGCTGTTGCCGTGTACACCGGTAGTCGCATTAAGTTTGAAAGCAATACGTTCAAGGACTGCGGCCCTGCGGTTGGCGTTTTGGGTGGCGGCATCGAGTTTGCTTCTGGCACCACCTCGTATGTAGACATTATCGGCAACATCTTTGTGTCGCCGGGTGGTTCGTTTACGCAGCAGGCCATTCGTGATTCTGCCCATACGTTTACGTCGGCAACAAACAGGTTGATTGGAAACTCGTTGATTGCTGGCGCAAACAACTTTGTCGCCGCAATTAACCTAAACAACTACCCGACCAACATTTACAACAACATCCCCAACTTTGGCGTTAATGCTGTCCCGTCTGCGTATCGCCTGTCGGTTGATGGCGCTGCTACCAACGCGGCACTGTTTGATAACGACGATACAAACGTTCAAATTACCTCGACCAACGGCACGGTAAATCAAGCCTCTGGTTATGCGATTGGTGGGTTTGCGTACGACGGCACTCTGAACAGCAATCCTTGGGGCGTTGTGACAAACAACACGCCTCGTATGCAGGTTGATATTTACAACAATATCATCGTGACAAACGCTGCTAGAGCAACCACTGCCACGGATGGGTTTTTATATTTGCCCTCTTGCCCCGGAGTTCCGACAGGAGTTCCGCGAACATATACAGATGCTGTTCCGATGATTATAGATAGCACTAACCACAGACTGTACTTTTACAGCGGCGGTTCTTGGCGTAACGCTGGCCCTTAATCGGATAGGTGACGCATGATTACTTGGAAAATTGTAAGCGTTGATGTTGCACCTGTCGTTGGCGACCGCAACAACGTGGTTGTTATGGCTCGATGGGTCTGCCAAGCGACACAAGGCGGAAAGTCGGGTGCTGCACTTGGGGCTACGGCTCTTGGTGCGCCGGGTAACTCGTTTGTTGCCTACAACGATCTGACCGAAGAGGCTGTTTTGGCGTTTTGCTGGGACAACGGTTTAGACCGCAACGCGGTTGAAGCCAAGGCCAAAGCGGACTTGGATAACGTTTTAGCGGCATCGGTAGTGTCCCCGGAACTTCCGTGGCAACCGTTGCATATAAACAACTTGTAAGTTAAAGTTTAACCGTACTGGTGCGGTTCACCAGGTTTCCGTAAGGAAGGTTATGTCGGACGAAAACGTAGTCCCTGAAGTCGTAGCGGAGGTTTCCGCGCCGGAACCGGTGGTCACGGCTACCCCGGAACCCGAAGTAGTTGCAGAAACGCAACAGCCGGAGGAAAAGCCAGCCAAATCGTTCTCTCAAGAAGAGTTGGACGCGATGGTCGGCAAGAGGCTTGCACGGGAACGTCGCAAGTGGGAAAGGGAGCAGGCGCTAAAGGCCACGCCGTCACAGGCTGAAGCCGCTGCCCTGCCGAGCAGAGACGAGGACCCGGACGCATACGCAGAGGCTTTGGCCGAGCGTAAGGCTACCGAACTCCTCGCTCGACGTGAGGCAGAGCGGGAGCAAATGGCTCTCCTAGAGGCTTATCACGACCGCGAAGAAGCAGCGCGTGACCGTTACGATGACTTTGAACAAGTCGCGTACAACAACGCTCTGCCCATTACGACCGTGATGGCTCAGACGATTCAGGCTTCGGAATTAGGACCCGATATTGCATATCACTTGGGTTCTAATCCCCGCGAGGCTGAACGTATTTCCCGCCTGTCGCCGTACTTGCAGGCAAAGGAGATCGGGAAGATTGAGGCCAAGTTGGCCGACAGTCCTGCCCCGGTCAAAAAGACAACCAGTGCGCCCCCGCCGATTAAGCCTGTCACGGCTAAAGGCGCTGGCACTCCGGTCTACGACACGACAGACCCACGGTCAATTTCGGCCATGAGCGCGTCAGAGTGGATCGAGCGCGAGCGTCAGCGACAGATTAAACAGTGGGAAGCGCGTCGTAACCGCTAACTTCTTTTAGAGGACACTTAAAGTGGCTAATACACTTCTTACTATCGACATGATCACGCGGAAAGCGTTGGAGATTCTTGAAAACAATCTCGTGCTGACCCGCAACGTAAACCGCCAGTACGACGACTCCTACGCCGTCGAAGGCGCCAAGATCGGCACCACGCTGCGTATCCGCTTGCCGGACCGCGCTCTCGTGACCGACGGTGCTGCCCTTCAGGTGCAGGACGACAACGAGCAGTTCACCACGTTGACCGTTGCTTCGCAGAAGCACATCGGCGTGAACTTTACGACTGCCGAAATGACCATGCAGTTGGACGACTTCGCCGAGCGCGTGCTGAAGCCGCGTATCAGCCAGTTGGCCGCCAGCATCGACGCCGACGTTGCTAACTCGTTCCTGAACATGTATCAGGCGGTTGGCACCCCCGGCACGACCCCGAGCAGCACCGCTGTTCTTCTCGCTGCCCAGCAGAAGTTGAACGAGTCGGCTGCCGTGATGTCGCCGCGTTATGTCACCGTGAACCCGGCTGCGAACGCCGCGCTCATCGAGGGCATGAAGGGCTTGTTTAACCCGGTCAGCACGATCTCGTCGCAGTTCAAGAACGGCATGTTTGGCGAAGGCATCCTTGGGTTCGAAGAACTCAACATGTCGCAGTCAATCAAGCAGTTCACGACTGGCAGCCGCTCGGGCGCTCACACGGTCACGACCACTGTGACGGCCCAAGGTACTGCTGCTATTGCCATCACCGGCACTGGCACGCAGACCATCAAGAAGGGCGACGTGTTCACGATTGCGAACGTCTACGCGGTGAACCCGCAGACCCGCGAATCGACTGGCTCGCTCCAGCAGTTCGTCTGCACGAAGGACGTTGCGGCGACCGGCGGTGCGTATGCCTCGGTTGAGATCAGCCCGGCGATCTACACCTCGTCGAACGCTCTTGCAACCGTTGACTCGTTCCCGCAGTCTGGCGCTGCCATCACCTTCTTGGGTGGTGCTTCAACCCAGTATCCGCAGAACCTCGTGTACCACAAGGACGCGATTGCGTTTGCCACGGCTGACCTCCTGCTCCCGCAGGGCGTTGACATGGCTTCGCGTCAGGTCCACAACGGTGTGTCCATGCGCGTTGTCCGTCAGTACGACATCAACAACGACCGTATGCCGTGCCGTATCGACGTGCTGTATGGCTACTCGGTGATTCGCCCGCAGATGGGCGTGCGTCTCTGGGGCTAACCCTTAACTTAATTCACGGAGTAATTCAAAATGGCACTTCCTAATGGCGCTGGTGGTTATCAGGTTACAGACGGCAACGTCGGCGAACCGATCCTGTTTGTACAGGGCGCTCCGACGGCTCTGACTGCGGCTGCTACGGCAACTGCTGCTCAGTTGGCTAATGGCCTGTTTACCTTTAATGGCACGGCTGGCGACTTGACGCTGCCTTCTGTTGCTGACCTTGAAATCTACGTTTCATCTGCCTCAAAGGTGGACGCTGCGTTTGACTTCTTTGTCATCAACATCGACGCGGGTACGGACGACGTAACCGTGGCGATTGGCACGGGCTGGACGCTGGTTGGCGCTGGTCAGGTTGATAACGGTACTTCGGGTCACTTCCGCGCTCGCAAGACGGGCGACGGTACGTGGACCTGCTACCGCATTTCGTAATGGCAACGCCCCCGGCAGAGCGATCTGTCGGGGGTATTACCTAAAGGGGTATTTCTATGCCTAATACACAGGCGATTGGCGTTGCCTTTTCGGACCAAGCAATTATCAACGGAAGCCTTGATTCCGCGACCCTCGTTAACTCTAACGTGCGTAGCGGTTTCACCGATGCACAGCAGGGCGCGACGATTGCGGTAGCCACGGGTAACAATGACGTTTATGTCATTGCCCCTGCTGCCGGAACGTTGAACGCGGCGTGGTTTTCGGGCGTTGATGCGCTGACGGCGAGCGACAGCAACTACATTACGTTCTCAATTACCAACCTTGCAACGACCGGCTCTGGCACGACGGCAATGCTCGCGGCAACTGACGCGAACACGACCAAGGCCACGGGCGGCACTGGGCTTTCAGCGAACGCACGTCGAGTGCTGACGCTAAACGGCACGGCAGCGAATCTTGTTGTGGCGGCGGGCGACCGTCTCCGCATCCGAGCCGCTGTTACGGGTACGCTGGCGAACACCGTCACGTTCCCCGTTTATAGCCTGCAATTCACTGTTGCCTAATATGCCGAATATCTACCTTCGTCATCACAAGCACGGCGAGAAAGTAGCAATCTCGGTGCTTGAAGCGCGGGAAGATATGGAGCATGGGTGGGAGGAGTTTGACCCCTCTGACCCGGATGATTCAGAATCCCCGGTGTCGGCAAACTTGTCGGCATCGGGGACTTCTGATAACGCACTAAGGGCGCGACGACGACGCCGGGAGTAATACATGGCAACCACCGCTGCTGACCAGATCAACGGTGCGCTGCGTCTGATCGGGCAATTGGCAGAAGGTGAAGTGCCTTCGGCAGCCACGTCTCAAGACGCCCTCGCTGCTCTAAACCAGATGCTTGACTCTTGGAGTACGGAGCGTCTGGCGGTCTTCTCGACCCAAGATCAAGTCTACAACTGGCTGCCTACCGTCCGTAACATTACGATGGGGCCGACCGGCACGTTTGTGGCCGAACGTCCGATCCTAATGGACGACGCTACCTATTTCCGTGACCCATCGACCAACGTGTCGTATGGCATCAAACTGATCAATAACGAGCAATACAACAATATTGCTGTTAAAACAGTGACCTCAACTTATCCACAGTTGATGTGGGTCAACATGACCTACCCCGACGTGGAGATTTACATTTACCCAGTACCGACCAAGATACTGGAGTTCCACTTTGTGTCGGTGCGCCCGCTGGCTCAACCGGCCACGCTAGACACTAACCTTGCGTTCCCGCCTGGATACCTGCGTGCGTTCCGCTTTTGCTTGGCCTGTGAACTTGCAGCCGAGTTCGGTGTCGAACCTTCTCCGCAGGTGCAGCGCATTGCAATGACCAGCAAGCGCGACCTGAAGCGCATCAATAACCCGGATGACTTGATGGCAATGCCAGCGGCACTGATCGTCAACCGTCCGCGCTTCAACATCTTCACTGGAAACTTCTAAGTGAAGACGCCGATCTTAGGGTCGTCGTATGTTATTCGGTCGGTTAACGCTGCCGATAACCAGATGATTAACCTGTACCCAGAAGTGGTGCCAGAGGGCGGCAAGGAGCCTGCCTACCTGCAACGCTGCCCCGGCCTGTTGTTTCGCAAGACGGTTGGCACCGGCCCGATTCGCGGGTTGTGGACGCTTGGCGATTACCTGTACGTCGTTTCGGGCAACGAGTTTTATAAGTTAGACCGTAATTACAATTTTACCGGGCTAAACCAACTGTTGATGGAAGATGGCGGATTCATCTTGTTAGAAGATGATGAGACTATTCTTCTTGAAAACGGATTGTCGTCGTATGTAGGTTTAATTTCTGGCACCGGCCCGGTGTCTATGGCAGATAACGGCACGCAGATATTTATTGCCGCCAATCCTGATGGGTATATCTACAACAGCGTTACGGACGCTTTCCAACAGATTACCGACCCGGACTTTCCGGGCGCTGTCACGGTTGGCTACCTTGACGGTTACTTTGTGTTCAACGAGCCGAACTCGCAAAGAGTGTGGGTAACAAGCCTATTGGATGGCTTGTCAGTTGACCCCTTGGATTTTGCGAGCGCGGAGGGTTCACCAGACGGGCTAGTCTCTCTGATCATTGACCACCGTGAAGCGTGGCTGTTCGGCACGAACTCGGTGGAGGTCTGGTACAACTCGGGCGACCCTGACTTCCCCCTTACCCGCATCCAAGGCGCTTATAACGAGATTGGCTGTATTGCGCCGTACTCCGTCGCCAAGATGGATAACTCCGTCTTTTGGCTAGGCGCAGACGCTCGCGGTCAGGGTATCGTCTATCGAGCCAACGGTTATCAAGGCATCCGTGTATCTACTCATGCCGTTGAGTTTGCTATTCAAGGTTATGGCGATCTGACTGACGCGGTTGGGTATACCTACCAGCAGGACGGTCACACGTTCTACGTGTTGAACTTTACTAACGCTGATACTACTTGGGTGTTTGACGCCGCTACGGGTGCTTGGCACGAGCGTGCAGGATTCCGCAACGGCGACTTCAAGCGCCACCGAGGAAACAATCACGCTCGGTTTAACGGCGTGCCGATTGTGGGTGATTACCAGAACGGTAAGTTGTACGAGTTTGACCTAGACGTATACGCCGATGACGGGCAAACACAGAAGTGGTTGCGCCGCTGGCGTGCATTGCCGACTGGCGCTAATGACCTCAAGCGCACTGCTCACCACTCGCTTCAAATTGATTGCGAGACAGGCGTTGGCTTAAACGGTATTGATCCGTTTGACCCGCCTGTAGAGATTACGACCGAAGCGTCTATTTGGCTTAATACTGAATCAGGCGCGCCAAACCTTGTTGCTAACCTTGGCACCAACGTGCCGCAAGACATCAACACGCAGAACGATCTGTACACACTTGGCGTGCTTGAAGACCCAGGCTTAACGCTGGCTGTTGATACGCCGACCGTAGTGGGCGCTAACCCGCAGTTGATGCTGCGCTGGTCGGATGATGGCGGCCACACTTGGAACGGCGAGCGCACGACCTCGATGGGTCGCACCGGACAATACGGTACTCGCGCTATCTTCCGCCGCCTTGGCATGACGCTAAAACTGCGTGACCGTGTGTATGAGGTTAGCGGCACCGATCCGGTTAAGGTTGCCATTATGGGCGCTGAACTTCAGATTAGTCCGACGGCATCATGACGCAAAACATCACGCAAATCCCTGCCCCGCGTGTTCCGTTCCTTGATGAACGGACGGGCTTGGTTTCGCGTGAATGGTTCCGCTTTCTTAACAATCAGTACCAACTGACGGGTGGCGGAACTACGTCCACCTCTATTGCTGACCTTGAGATTACGCCGTCGCTGGCCGCTAACGTCGAGGACGAGGTAGCGGTACTGCGCGGCAATATTGACGATTTGCAAAAAGGGCCGCCTCGGTTTGAGCCGGGGTTGATCAATTACGGATCATTTTTCTCAACGCAGACGCAAGCCGCAACGGTTATCAATACGGCTAAAGCCATTACGTACAACAACGCCGATCCTGCTTATGGCGTGTACCGCGATCCCGCTGATAGCAGCAAGATCAAGGTCACGCGCCCCGCTATCTACAACGTGCAGTTTTCTATTCAAGTAGACAAAACTTCGGGTGGCTCAGGGCAACTTTATATTTGGCCTGCTATCAACGGTACGGCTGTGGCTAACTCTGCATCGTTGATTCAGATTCAAGGCAACAACGCGGAAATCTTTTCCGCCGCTAACTTTTTCTTGCCGTTGTCTAACGGCGATTACTTTCAGTTGTACTTTTCCGTCAGTGACTTAAGCGTGCAGTTGCAGCAATTTGCGGCTGCCGCTCCTGTCCCAGCCATACCTTCTATCATTTTGACTGTTATGCAGGTGTATGTATGACCGTTTACCTTTCAGCCTTTGCTGGCGCCGGAGCGCAGTTCTTTACCGACGACAACTCAGTGCTGTCGGGCGGAAAGATTTACACCTACGCTGCTGGCACCACAACCCCGCAGACGACTTATACGTCGGTGCTAGGCACGTCTGCTAATGCCAATCCCATCATCCTTAACTCTGGCGGCAGACTGCCGGAGGACATGTGGCTGTCGGAAGGCGTGCTGTATCGGTTTGTGCTTACCGACGCTAACGATGTGCAGATTGGCGAATACGACGACATCGGCGGTATCAACGACGTATCTACGCAGTCTATTGCGTGGTCCACCATTACCGGCACGCCGACGACGGTGGCTGGCTATGGCATTACCAACGCCCTAACGACGACGGCTGCTGCGGCAACCTACGCTCCGATTGCCTCGCCCACGTTCACCGGCACGCCGCTGATTCCTGATAACGCAACGACTAGCGTTAATTACGCCGTAGGCTATCGAGAGGCTCCGCAGAACAGCCAAACGGCTAACTACCAGTTAGTGCTGGCAGATCGCGGCAAGTCCATCCTAATGAACGGCTCGTCGCTGACGCTGACAATTCCGGCTAACTCGGCTGTGGCGTTCCCGGTCGGCACGGTCATTATTGTGGTCAACCTCAACGCTACGGCGCTGTCAATTGGCATTACGACTGACACGCTGACGCTGGCTAACAGCACGACGACCGGCACTCGCACCCTTGCGCGTAACGGCTTGGCTACCTGCGTCAAGATTGGCTCAACCTCGTGGCTGATCAGCGGAGCAGGGTTGACCTAATGGGCGGCGCTACCTTAGCAGCGGCGATTGCAGGCACGACCGGAGGAGCCGGTGCGGGCGTTGTTGATTACTCGTCCGGGTCTGGGTCGGTCACGATCCCTGCCAGCGCTACGGGCGTCACCATCGAGGTATGGGGTGCAGGTGGTGGTGGCGGCTACGGTACGGTAACCAACATCTTTGGTGAGTTTGCCTACGAGCCGCAGGAGAACCCTGGTGGCGGTGGAGGCGGGGGTGCCTACTCCAAGACTGTACTCGTTCTAACTGGCCCAGATGCTGGTAAAACGATCCTGTACACTGTCGGCGTGGCTGGCACAGGCGGCTCACTTGGCGATGCGGTAGGCGGTGCTGGCACTCAGTCAGTGGCGTATGCCGGAACGTATGCGCTGCCCGAGATGATCGCAACTGGAGGCTTTGGAGGTTACGGTGGTATCGGTATCTTCGGCAGTCAGCAGGGTGCTGGCGGCACGGCCTCTGGGGGCAATACGACCAACACTAACGGCAACGGCGGAGCGGCTTTTACGCAGACAGGTGCGGCTGCAATCGCTGGTGTGGGTAGCCTTACTGGTGGCGCTGGCGGTGACGGTGGCGATCCGGTAGAGGGCGGTGCCGCTGGCCTGTCTGGGTCTAATGGCCGCGTCCGAATGGTCTTTACCTTTTAGGTGACACATGGCAGTTAACGTCAAAGTCCTGATCCCCGCAAAGATTGCGGAGAACACCCAAGTAACTCAATACATTGCCCAGAACGTGTCGGCCATTATCGACAAGTTCACGGCGACTAACTACAGCGCTGCGGCGGCTACCATCTCGATTAACCTTGTGACGCAGTTTGACTCCTCGGGCAACCAGAACTTGATCATTAAGAACAAGACGCTGTTGCCAAGCGAGACGTATACGTTCCCCGAACTGGTCGGCCACGTCCTGCAACCGGGCGGGTTTATCTCAACGATTGCCGGTACGGCGTCGGCTATTAACATCCGTTCGTCGGGGCGAGAAGTCTCGTGACGACTGCCGAATACTGGCTAACGGAGAACTTTAGGGAACTCGGGCTACCGCCTGACGCGGCGGCTTGGCTACTAGACCTGTGGAAAGTAACGCAGGTATTTGACGACGTGGCTGACGGCGACCCGGTAGACCGGGATGCGCTGGACGACACGGTATGGCGCTGCCTCGTCAATATGCCTGCAAACAGTTTCTTTATGGCTAATGCTAGTCAGTTATTGCCAGCATTGGCTACGTCAATTTGTAAGTGGAAAGCGTCGGATGACGCCGAACGGTCAGGTCGGGCGGACGAGAAGTCGTTTGTCTGGCGTGCCGCCTATTACGACATTGTGTTGTTAACGGTGCTGTTGTGTCTTGGCCGTGAGTCTGCTATGGAAAAAGCAGGTGCGGTAATGGCACTATACGGCGAAGATTTTGCGAAGTATCGCGAGGAATTCCCTCATGCCTGATCCAATTTCAGCCACAGTTGCCGCAGTAGGTAGCGTTGGCAGCGCAGCAATCGGCTCTCGTGGCGCTAAAAAAGCGGCACAAGCGCAAGAACGCGCATCCCAGCAAGCGCAAGACGTTCAAAGAGAAATCTTCGAGCGTCAAACTGAACTGCAAGAGCCATTCCGTCAGGCGGGTATTTCGTCGCAAAACGAACTAATGCGTCTACTCGGTATTGGCGGAGACGCTTCTGCTGCTGACTACGGGATGCTTACCCGTCAGTTTGGCGAGCGCGATCTGCAAATGGACCCCGGCTACGGCTTCCGTCTACGTGAAGGCGAGAAAGCCCTTGAGCGTATGCAGTCTGCTCGCGGCAATATGCTCTCTGGTGGAGCAATTAAAGCCGGTCAGCGGTTTGGGCAGGACTTAGCGTCTCAGGAATACATGAACGCTTTTAATCGAGCGCAAGCCCAACTTGGTACACGCTTGGGAACGCTTGGTAGTCTGTATGGCGCCGGTCAAACTGCCGCGCAGCAGGTTGCAGGACAGGCCGGTCAGTATGGCGCCAACGTTGGCAACCTTATGATGAGCGGCGGTCAGGCTCGCGCTTCCGGCTACTTAGGTCAGGCTAATGCGCTTTCCAACGCGCTTGGTCAGGCTGCTATGGGATACGGCATGTATAAGGGCGGATATTTTGGCCCGACTAGCGTAACGCCAGGTGGCGGCTCAAATCTGCAAGCATTGAATTACATGGGTCCGCAATACGGAAATTTGGGGTAAGCCATGGCAGTCATCGGCGCAACACAACTTGAAGCACCCAATATGCTTGGGTCATTCGTTGGCGGTTTAGAGGCTGGCCGAAGTGCATTAGCGCAACGGCGCAAAGAAGCCGAAGCATTGCAATCGCAACGCCAAAAAGAGGCTTTAAACTTACTTATTACCAGCGGCGCAGCAGACACGCCGGAAGGTCGAAATGCGCTGGCTCGTATGCCTGGTGGCTTTGAAGTTCTTAGCGCCTACGGTGAATCCCAAGAAAAACTTGGCAAAGGATTAGAAGCCCAAACTAAAGGCTTGTCTGATCGGTTGCAACTTTGGAAACGAATGTTGCCTTCTGACCCTGCGGGCGCCGCTCAATGGGTTCAGTCTGCTTATGCCGATCCGATTGTTGGGCCAGAATTGGCAAAGTTGGGAAGCAAAGAAGAAGTTACGGCTAACATTCCTACTGATCCTGCTAAATACATGCAATGGGCAGAAGGCGTGTCGATGTTTGCGGATGAGTACGCAAAGCGCCGAACTATGACTGCTGAACAGTTATCTACGGCAGAAACCGCCCGTCGCGGCCAAGATATTACGGCTGCTACCGCCCGCCGTGGTCAAGACATTGAAGATGCCACCAAGCGCCGTGGTCAAGACCTTGAAAAAGATACTAAAGAGCGTCAGCAAAATCTTGAAACGTTCTTTGGTAAAGATAAAACCGGAAAGGAAGCGGCTAAGGATGTTGCTGGTGCTGAAGCGTTCCAAGGTGTTATTGATGAAATGCGAACCGCTTACAATGAGTTGGATCGCTTGAACGCTATCCCCAGCAGCCAAAGGCGCACGGCTGCGGAAAACCTTGGTATTTATGCCACGGAGACTAGCGGTCTTGCTCAAATGGCTGGTCGAGCAACTGGAACGCCTGCTCAGTCGTTGCGTAATCAAGTTCAAAGCGCTCGATTGCGTTTGTTGCAAGGCATTAAAGCGGCAACAAACATGTCTGCTCAAGAGTTGAACAGCAACGTTGAACTCCAGCAATGGCTTGATGCTGTTACCAATCCGGCAAATGACATTGAATCCAATATGGCCGTCTTAAATAGCATTGAAAACTTTGTTGCTACAAAGTCTGGTAAGCAAATGTCTGCGAAGCCGAAGCCAAAACCGGAGGCGCCTCCGTCATCATCAATCGACGCGCTGCTTGAAAAATACAAGTAGTAGGGGCTAATCATGGCAACTACCGAGCAACTTGAAAACGCCCTTCGTAAGGCAGATGCGGCAGGAAACACTGCGGACGCAAAAGCGTTAGCAGCAGAGTTGCGCCGTATGCGTTCTGAAGCGCCATCGGAAATTCCGCAGCGCCGAAGTTTTGTCCAAGATGTTGCTGGCGAATTGACTCGCGCAGCCGTTCCTTACGTTGCGGCTACTGGTGTTGGCGCAGCCTTGGGCGGGCCTTATGGCGCTGTTGCTGCTCCATTGGCGTTGGCAGCCGGTGACATTTTGGTTGGTGGCGTATACAACCCCGTTTTTAGAATGATGGGAGCGCCTACAGCGCCCACTCCATCGGAGTCGTTCCAGAGCCTTGCAGAAAGCGTTGGAATTGGCGCTCGCGGGCAAACTTCAACAGCCCGTACAATCGGCGCCGTCACGCAAGGCGTCTTAGGTGGCGGTGCTGGCGCATTGTCGGCTCGTGGATTGTCCGCTGCGGCTGAATCGCCTCTTGCTCGAAATGTGCTGCAACAGATGTCTACTCAGCCACGTATGCAAATGGCTGTGGGCGGCGCTGCTGGTGGCGCACCACAATTAGCCCAAGAACTTGGCGTTAAAGACCCGGCTGCCTTGGCTGCTACTGGCGCTGTCGCCGGTTTGTCTGCTGGCAGGCTTACGTCGCCCAAGCCGCCACCGAGAGCAGTTCAGCAGGAAGCCTTGCAGACCCAAGTGGATGACGCTTACGCCAAGATTGATAAGGCTGGTGTTTCATTTAAACCGCAAGCGATTAGTTCTCTTGCGACTAACGTCCGCGAATTTCTTGAAAACAATCGTTTTAATGCTGTCCGTCACCCGCAACTTGCAACCGCATTGGCGGAACTTGAGTCTGTTGCAAATGACGCATTAAAGGCTGGACGAACACTTAGCGTTAAGGACGTGGACGTTCTTCGCGGCGTTATAAAGGGAGCCGCTGGAAGCGCAAAGCAGCAAGAAAGCAAACTTGCTATGGATTCCTCTCAGATAATTGACGACTTCGTTGACAATCTTGTCCCTAAAAGTGTTAGCGCTAACCTGAAAGAAGCCAGGGCGCTTAACACGAAGTTGAGTCGATCTAAAGAAATACAAAAGAGAATTGATAAGGCTTCTCTTTCGGGAGCCGAGCCTGCGGTTGCGTTACGCAGAGAGTTTAGGTCGCTTGCAAACAGCCGCTTGATGCGGACGTTTGAGCCTGAACAGAAAAACGCTATTAGAGCGCTTGCAAAAGGCAATAAAGTTCAGAACTCGTTGCTTGCATTGGCTAAGTTGGAGCCGTCGCTTAACCTTCGTGGATTGGCCGCTGGCTCACTTGCTACTGCGCTTGGAATGACGGTCAATCCGTACGTTGGCGGAGCATTGGCTACCGCTGGCGTTGCTTCAAGAGCCATATCCAATCGACTGGCCGAGCAGCAGGCTAATCGTATTGCCGCGATGATGCGCGGTGGCCCATACGTCCGAGATTGGCGCGGTCAGCCAATCCCAGAAGCGCTTGTCCCTGTTGCCGCAACCGCGCTGCCGCAATAAAAGCATTTTCGGAGTAATGACGTGGACGACATGCAGGTTCTTTTCAACATCGTGTTGGGCGTGGCTGCCTTCCTTGGTGGCTGGACTGTCAATAACCTGACGCGGAGCATCGAGCGACTGGATAAAGACATCCGTAACATGCCTCTGACCTATGTGACGCAGACCACGTACCAGCGCGACATTGACGACATCAAGTCTATGCTCGGCAAAATCTTCGACAAACTAGACGAGAAGATGGACAAATGAGCGAAGACATCGAACTGTTAAAGGTGCAGATCAAGGCTGAACTGCAACGCTTGGAAGCCCACAGCAGCGCCAAGGATGTGGCTGGCAAGGCCATTGGCAAGGACGGCCTGAAGTACATTACAGCGATTGTGGTCATTGGCGTGATGTCTAGCCTTGCGTTAGATAGCGACAAGATCGCCGCTGTGATGGGACTGCTCGGTGCCTCGCTGACCGCTCTTATCTCCATGCTGGCGTCTATCGCTGGCACCGTAGAGAAGGAAGAGAAACCTGAGTTCAAGGTTATTGAAGACCTTATCGCCAAACTCGACAAGTTGGATCGTAAGGAAATGCCGATGCGGGTTGATGTTGAGGGCGATCACGTAATTGTGACCAAGGGTGACGACGTGGTGAGGGCAAGCAAATGATGACGATGGTTAGCACTTTTCTGTCGTTCTTGGCCGGTGGCCTGCCCAAGATTCTGCAAATCTTCCAAGACCGTCAGGACAAGAAGCACGAGTTAGCCCTTGTCGCTGCCCAGAAGGAGCGTGAGTTGGCCTTGGCCGAGCGTGGCTTTATCGCCCAGGCTCGCGTCGAAGAAATCAAACTGGAGCAGATTCAAACGCAGACGGCTGGCGAAGAGCGTCAATCGCTATACGAACACGACATGAAGATTGGTGAGGGCGCAAGCCAGTGGATGATTAACCTGCGTGCCTCCGTGCGCCCGGTCGTCACCTACATCTTTGTGCTGGAGTTGGTTGTCATCAACATCGCTGGCATGTGGTATGCGTGGAACCAAGGCGTACCGTTTGCGATTGCGCTGGAAAACGTCTTCTCTGAGGACGAGATGTTGATCCTGTCCTCGATTATTGCCTTCTGGTTCGGCACGCAAGCCTTCGGGAAAAAGTGAAGGTATCCGAAGCGGCAATCCGCACGATTAAGCATCATGAGGGCGTAAGGACGCGCCCTTACCGGTGTCCGGCTCTGCTATGGACGGTCGGAGTCGGCCACGTCATTGACCCTACCCACGCAACAGTAAAGTTCGATGAAAGGCGCAATCTACCGATACCGGCAGGCTGGGATCGCACTTTCACAATGGGAGAAGTTGACGCTCTGCTTGCTGAAGACCTTGGCCGCTTTGAGCGTGGCGTGGCCCGCCTTTGCCCTGGGTCTGTTGGTAATCAAGGACAATTTGACGCCCTAGTCTCGTTCTCCTTTAACGTGGGACTCGGCAATCTTCAGCGCAGTAGCATACGGATGCGTTACAACCGTGGCGACATCGAGGAAGCGGCAGAAGCGTTCTTGATGTGGACAAAGGCAGCGGGCAAAGTATTGCCCGGACTGGTCAAGAGGCGCCGAGACGAGATGGCGATGTTTCTTAGCCAGCCGTAATTCAAGCCTCATGGAGCAGGCGTCATGCGTAAAGACGGCATCCCACAGCGCTTCCAACTAGCCGGTCACACCATCAAAGTCAAAGTAATATCGCCTTCAAAGTGGCGACACGGCAAAAATTGTGTTGGAATGTGGCTTCCAGACAAGTATGAGATTCACATCATAAGTTCTTGTAAAGGCACGAACCGTCAGCAAGTATGGGCGCATGAGGCTATGCACGCCCTCTTTGATGTCGCAGGTCATCCCGACCTGTCGTCAGACGAACAACTCGTAGACCGAACCGGCCACTTGCTGCAACAGATGCTCACAACGATGGAGTAGACGATGCAAGCAAAAGCCACTGACGATGAAATCCTAAAGGCTCTACAGGACGCCAACGGCATCCGAGCCATAGCCGCAAACAAGATAGGCGTCAACGAACGAAGCCTAATGATGCGGCTCAAAAAGATGAGGACAAAGGGCTACATCATCCCTGAGTCCACGTATCAGCCGGGTGCAGTCAAGCAAGACGTAGATAAGCCCGGATTCTCATTTACCCCGCTGCCTGACGACGACGTTCCCATCGAGGAACTAATTGAACAGCGCAAGCGCAAGTTCCTGCACAAGCGCGAACACGAAGAAGCCTCCAAACTCATTCCTATTAAGGTCAAACTCGGCGGCGCTATCGGCCTGCTGCACTTTGGCGACCCGCACGTAGACGACGACGGCTGCGACATTGAGGCCATCGAGCGGCACACGGCGTTGGTGAATAAGACCGAGGGGCTGTTTGCCTGCAACGTAGGCGACACCACGAACAACTGGTGTGGCCGCCTAGCCCGCCTTTACGCCGACCAGAGTACGTCAGCCTCGCAAGCCTGGAAGATTGCAGAGTGGTTCGTTGGCCGCTGCGACTGGCTCTACATGATTGCTGGAAACCACGACCTGTGGTCAGGCTCGGGCGATCCGCTGAAGTGGATAGCCAAGCAGCAGAACGCGCTCTACAAGTCTTCAGAAGCCCGTATAGCGCTTCGGTTCCCGAACGGCATGGAAGTGCGGGTCAACGCTCGCCACGACCACAGCGGTTCTTCTATCTGGAACCCGGCGCATGGCCCGATGAAGGCTGCCATTATGGGAACCCGCGACCACATCTACGTGGCAGGGCATAAGCACGAGAGCGCCTATAGCGTCCTGAAGGATGCGATTAGCGGCATTACCATGCACGCCTGCAAGGTCGCCTCGTACAAGGTCTACGACCGTTATGCGAAGGATCGAGGGTTCAGGGACAACGCCCTGTCACCCTGCGTCCTGACGACCATCAACCCAGACTTGCCGCCTGAGCATCCAGACTTGGTGAAAGTGTGGTGGGACCCGCAGGAAGGTGCGGACTATCTGACTTATCTGCGACGGCGCTGAAAATCTCAGCGCGTTCCCGAGCGGCCCGCAGGATGCAGTAGCGTTGGTGCAGCCGCTTGAGGAACGTCGTGCGACGCTGACCGACGATCTCATCGTCAAGCAGGGCTTTGACCTGCTCTTCGTTCAGCGAGTTCAGTGTTTGGTTAAGTGAGCGCCAGTTGTTCATGGCGCTATTGTAAACGAATTATTTAAGCCGCTGCAAGTACAGGGCTTGGAGGGCGCACACGGTGTCGTCGGCGTCCCTGCCTTCGTACCACTCGCCCCTAGGCTCAAACAGCCCCCTAAAGCGCTTCTGGCCGTCTGAGAGCCGTCCGCCCTTCGCCTTGACCTCTACCCAACATATCCACGCCATGCCGTCGTGCATGGGCTTGATGGCAAGCAAGTCAGGGATGTCGTGACCGGCGCTGGCAAAGTCGATGACCTCGAAATTGGCCTTGCGGAGGGCTTCGACTATATCCGTGTGGTTGTTGTCCCGACGTTTGGCGTAGCGCATCGGCCTATTATGCCGCTTCCGCCCTTGCCTTCAATCGCGTCACGCCAGGTTCGCCCCACAACTCCCGCACCATGCCCCGAATGTGCGGATCGCCATAGGCTTCCTTTACGTCGATCAGGCTGCGGAGGATGTCGCCCACGTAGTTCTTGAGCCACGACGTGCGCTCCGCCCGCTGCGACCACTCGCCCACGTTGATCCGAGCAAGGTACGCATCGGCTAACCGGAGTTTGTGGTAAGGATTATTCCTTACCGACTCCCAGTACCGGACGTTGGCCTGCGACGCCCACGAGATGTCGCTACTAACGATTTGCTGTTGAATCATTGATTACTCTTCCAATTATTTCTGGGATTTGCGGGACGACGGCGTTGCCCAACGCTCTAACTTTGTCCATCCCGTTGGGAATCCCATCATCCATTCGTACATCCTCGGGCTTACCATCCCACCTACGCCACCCGCCATTTGTGAGAGCAATCTGCAACCTTGGTGCTTTTGCATTGATTTTGCTAACTGATTCGCCATCGTTGTCGGGGTAGGCAACAATCCAGATGCGGTCGCGTCGGTGAGGGGCGCCAACGGCGGAAGCGGGTATACAGTGCCATTCCGCATCGTACCCGAGCGCAGCGAGGCTCCCGAGAACTTCGTCCAATCCTCGACTGCGAAGGGCTGATACGTTTTCCGCAATGACCCACTTCGGCCTCGTCTCCGCAATGAGGCGGTGGAACTCCCACCAGAGGCCGCTTCGGGCGCCTGCAAGTCCGGCTCCTTTTCCGGCAAAACTGATGTCTTGGCAGGGGAACCCTCCGCAGATAACGTCAAACGCGATCCCATCATTAGCCAATCGGTCTGCTGATAGTTCACGCACGTCCTCGTATACCGGCACGTTCGGCCAGTGCTTATTTAATATCGCTTGACAAAACGGATTTGGCTCGCAAAACGCCACAGTCTCAAAGCCTGCGCGTTCTAGCCCTAAACTAAATCCGCCGATGCCGCTGAATAGGTCAAGAACCTTCACGCGCTAACGTCTGGCTTCTTTACGACGCACTCAATCTGATACAGCCGCAGGGCAGGAATCTTGTTTTCCTTAAACCAGCGCAGCACGGCCTGACGAGTCACGCCTAACGCCCGAGCGATCTCCGCTTGGGAACCATAAATCTTCAGTAGTTGCTTCGGTGTCATGGGCGCACTGTAACGACTGTTGACACCATAGTCAACATGCGTATACTTAACTCCGGGGATCGGCCCCGCTTACTGGAGACTACGATGGAACAAGACGACTTCCGCATCCTGCAAGAGCAGGAGCGCGACCGGCTCATGGAACTGCACTGCCGGTACGAACACGCAGCCTTCAACGTCATCGAAGGCTTGAACGAACTCAACCGCATCGAAGCCGAAGGCGCTTTCAAACTGCATCAAGCGTTTGCCGAGTGCCTTGCTGCTATTGATGCTGCATCCGCCAAACTGAGGGAACCACAATGAAGGTCTACGAGAAGATTGCTGCTGTTACCGCCGAACTGTCCAAGATCGGCATTAGCAAGGACAGCAAGAACACATCACAGGGCTACGCTTTCCGTGGCATCGACGCTGTGTACGGTGCGCTCTCGCCCATGCTGTCAAAGCACGGGCTGTGCATCCTGCCTCGCGTCACCGACCGACAGGTTATCGAGCGCCAGAACCGCCAAGGCACGGCGTTGTTCTACGTCACGCTGACTGTCGAGTTTGACTTTGTAGCAGCCGAGGACGGCAGCAAGCACACGGTCATTACGGTAGGCGAGGCGATGGATTCTGGCGACAAGGCCAGCAACAAGGCTATGTCTGCGGCTTACAAGTACGCAGCCTTCCAAGCCTTCTGTATCCCGACCGAGGGCGATAACGACGCTGACGCCCACACACACGAAGTATCTGCCACTGACCCTGCTGTCGAAGCGTCCGTAGAAGCCGCCACCACTATCGAGGAATTGAACGCCGTATGGAAAAGTCTAAGCGCCGAACAAAGAAAGACCCACTTGCCGATCTTCTCAACCCGCAAGACCCAACTCTCCGGCAAGTAATCGACGACGTATCTGCGTACATCGTCCGTTACTCGCTGACGACGACGGAGGCCAGTTTGGAACAGATTATTGAAGAACGGTTGGCCGGTGAATGGAAGCACGGCTTTTTCGACCGCAACAAGACGAAAGACCTTCGCATCCTGCGTGACCACTTGGAGGCGGTACGCATCGTGCGAGGTTGGTACGAGGTTCCGCCGCTATGACTAGGCCGTTAGTTGAATTGCAAACATGGGAGTTTGACTTGGTGAGCCTTGTCGGTGCGCGTCGTGCGTCTGCTCGATGGCACAGCGGCAACGCGGCGCACTACGACCAGAAGCGCATGGAAGATGAACGCACAGCACAGGTTGCAGCATGTGCAGCCGAGTTGGCTGTGGCTAAGTGGACTAATCGCTACTGGCACGCACACGTTTGGGATGCACGCGATCATGACAAGTTCAAGGACTTGCCGGACGTTGGCACGAACATCGAGGTGCGGCGTGTCAGGACGAGTGACTCGGCTGCGGTGCGTGAGCATCAAGTCGGCAAGCGTTTAGTGTTGTTTGTCGCCAAACCGGTAATGCCAGAACTTCGTTCGGTTGAGATTCTGGGTTGGTTTCCGTATGACCTTGCATGGCAGCACGGCACACCATCAGATTACGCGCAGAACACGCGATTGCTTGACCCGAAGTATCTGCGATTGGAAATACCAAAATGAAGGCATATACCAAACCGTCCCGCTATAACCTTCGCTTGTCTTTCGAGCAGTATCAACTGCTGCTGTACCGCAAGCGCAAAGCGAAAGCCAATAACGAGCGTGTGCGCTACAAAGACCTGATTGAACTGTGGGGCGTGCGCCAGAGCGTGATTGGCACTGCCTTGCAGCGCGGCATCAAACAGTACGACTACGTGCTGTGGAAGCAGGGAGAACTGCAATGACCCCCTACTACTCGCTGATGTCGGATTGGGAAATCATCGGTCACACGATGGCGATTCCTGATTCGTCGGAACTGTCGCAAGCCTTGGCCGAGAAGTTGAAGCGAGTGTTGGAGCAGCGTGATGAATACCGAGATCAGAACTCGGCGCTGCGAGAGAAGTTGGAGCGCGTAGAGCGCGAGTGTAAAGAACTTAAACGTCTATCTGAAATAGGAGAAGAGTGATGCGTAAAGCAATTTGTGTATTGATGTTGGCGTCTGCAATTCCAGCGCAGGCAGAAATATATGCCACCGCAGGAATCAAGAATGACTGGCGTGGAAAGACGATATTGACGACCGAACCATGTGAACTGGACGTTTCGCGTTTTAATTTGAACTTGAAGAAAGAAGATATGAAGCGCGTGTTCTACATGGCTGGCGATGGTCAGACTGGCGACGGTTGTTGGAAACACGACCACGGTTCAGTAGTGCTGGCATGGCCGAATGAAAACATTTTGCGCCGCTGGCCGATTGGCAACTTCAAACTTCAATCAGGGTGGAAGTAATGGAACAGCGATCAGCAGAATGGCACGCCGCCCGTCTGGGCAAGGTGACTGCATCGAAGGTGGCTGACGTAGTGGCACGCACTAAGACGGGCTATGCAGCCAGCCGCGCAAACTACATGGCGCAGTTGGTGTGCGAGCGTCTGACCGGCAAGCCGACTGAGGGGTTCAGCAACGCAGCGATGGAGTGGGGCGTCGAGCAAGAAGCCGCAGCCCGTGATGCGTACAGCGCCAAGGTGGGCGAACTCGTGACCGAGGTGGGTTTCATCGACCATCCGAGCATCCCGATGTCTGGCGCGTCACCCGATGGCATCGTTGGCGCAGGAATCGTCGAGATTAAATGCCCGAGTACGGCAACGCATATCGAGTACCTCTTTGAGCGTGAGCCGCCTCAAAAATACTTTTACCAAATGCAGTGGCAAATGGCTTGCGAAGGTGCGGATTGGTGCGACTGGGTTTCATACGATCCACGTATGCCCGAGAGCCTACAGTTGCTCGTGGTGCGTATTCCACGTGACCCCGATTGCATTACCTTGTTAGAGAAAGAGGTCAGTGAATTCCTCGCTGAACTCGATGTTAAAGTGGCAAAACTGAAGGAGATGACCCTGTGAATTTTGATAACACGAACCGTGGCGTTTTGTTTCCGAACGATAAGAAAGGCAATGAGAAGCGCCCCGACTTTACTGGTGACCTTAACGTGGGCGGCGTCGAGTACCGGCTGTCAGCCTGGAAGAAGGCGAGCAAGCAGGGCAACAACTTTTTGTCCATTAGCGTCCAGTTGAAGGAAGGTCAAAAGATTCCGCCCAAAAACGAAATGCCCGCTGGTACGCTGACCGAAGACAACTGGGCGAAGGCTGATCTTAACGACCCGTTGGGGTTCTAAATGATCAGCGACGAGAGAGCAGAAAAGGCGCTGCGGTATCTAGTGGATACCGACGAGCCTTGTGCGCTCGCCAAGGCCGAGATGGAGCGTGCGGAGTATGGCTGGAAGGCCACACGAGAAGCCGTGTTCACTCACGCTGAAGGTACGGTGGCGGAGCGGCAGGCGATTGCCGCGACCCACCACGCCACCAAAGAGGCGCATGATCGCTACTGCGCGGCCATAGCCGTCTATAGCAAGATGGCGAATAAGCGTGAGACGGAGCGCATCGTTCTCGATACTTGGCGAACGATTCAGGCCAACAAACGGCAGGGATAAAAAAAGCCCCACCGAAGTGGGGCTAACTCTGTCAGGAGTTAAGGAGAACTAACGATGCCCGATCAGACTACATGGCGGGCGAGGGGTTTGCAATGGACGATTACGATACATTGGCTGAAAACGATATCTCGAACCTTTTGCCCGCAGAGTGGTTCAAGCGCTTTGTGTACGTGGCCGAGGGCGACTACTTTTTCGACGTGGTGACTCGCCAGGAATACACGCGGTATTCCTTTAATGCGATATATCGAGGGCATCCCTGCTATTCGATTCATAACAAGTCGCGCAGGGTAGAAGCGGCCACGTTTTTCGATGAAAACCGAACGGCTATGGGTAGCCACCTGCTGACCGGGCTGACCTACGCGGCAGGCGAGTCTATGCTGGTTCGTAAAGGCACAGGCGCTTACGCTAACAAGTGGCATAACGCACGCCCAGCAGGCGTACCGGGCGACGTAAGCCCGTGGCTGGAACACGCCGAGCGCATGGTGCCGGACCAGGCCGAGCGCGAACACGTGCTAAACGTGATGGCATTCAAGCGCCAATACCCGGCCCGCAAGATAAACCACGCGGTGTTGCATACGGGAGTGCCTGGGAGCGGTAAAGATACCCTCTGGGCGCCTTTCTTATACTCAATTGGCGGATCAAGCCTGCAAAACGTAGCCGTGGCCCGTGCCGAAGAGGTCGCAGGCGCCTGGGGCTATTCGTATGAATCCGAGGTCATCGTGCTGAACGAAATTCGGAACAAACGCGGCGAGGATCGCCGTGTGATGGAAAACAATTTAAAGCCCGTGATCGCGGCACCGCCTGAGTTGTTGCTAGTCAACAAGAAACAAATGCACCCGTACTACGTGATGAATCGGGTTTTCGTTCTGTCGTTCAGTAACGATCGCGCACCGATAACGATACCGGCGGATGATCGTCGCTGGTTCGTTATATGGTCCGAAGCGCCGCGCATGAGCGATTATGAGGCTCGCCAGTTGTGGGGGTGGTATCAGGGTGGCGGATTCGATGCCGTGGCCGCGTGGCTTGATCAGCGCGACGTGAGCGCCTTTAATCCTGGGGCCACTCCGCCGCTAACCGATGCCAAGATATCCATGATCGACCTGGGCATGAGTGGCGGCGAATTGTACCTAGCCGATATGGTGCGCGAGCGCCGGGGATTGTTTGCCCGTGGTGTAATCGGTTCCCCGTGGTCCGACGTGATCGCCGAATTGGCGAAAGTCTGCCAGGGACCGACACGGGAAATGGTTTTCGTGGCGCTACGTGAGAGTGGCTGGAAGGATTTCGGTCGCGTACAGAGCCGCGAATTCAGCACACCGAAGCACGCCTGGGTAGCGCCTGAATATGCCAAGCGCCCAAAGTCTGAAATTCGGAACATGCTGGAAGCGCCGTACACACTCACAGTGGTGAAATAAAAAGGGGGGCGCAAGCCCCCCTCGATCAATCGTCAAATAGTACTGAGAATAGTACTGTCACCAGTACCGCGATTAGGAATCCAGCCATAAGTTAGCCCGTGCCGTGTCAATACAGCGCCCCAGATACGTAATCCAAAAGCGCCTGGTGCAGCGCGTCAAGTTTGGATAACGTGGCTGAAGCCCCCAACGCTCGTGAAATTCAGTCATCTGCGACTATCCAGCGCTTTACGCAATTCTTCAACAAACGGGGATAGTTGCGACACGGTAAGGCCCTCATCCCAGGCATATATAAACGCGCGGGCTGTGGTGCGAATCCAGACTTCCGGGCCTGGCGGATGGTCATCCATAGCGCGAAACAAGTCTTCTAATTCTGCAAATGTGGGTTGATGTGGTTTTTCCATGTGTCACCAATATACCGATAGTGGGTTGATGCGCCGCCTACAGTGCCAATTGGGGGCGGGCACGTGGCGCCAATCCCAACCCCCCGCGAACCAGTAAGACAAGCGCCAAACGTGATCAGAGCGCATTGGCGGCCCCCCTCAGTCTGTAGCGTGCGAAGCGCTTTCCGTTTCGGATGACGTTTTTACATTCGATATCCATCCCAGTCTGGCGCAAGTCTCGAATTCTGGCGGCTAGCCGCAAACATCCGAATTCATGGAGCGCTTCCAGTGGCGTGATAGCACGGCCCGCCAGTAACGCGGCCCGAATAGTTTCGTTTTGTGTCATGGTTAGATTCTCCCGTTATCAGTCAGTGTAAAAAAACACAAGCGCCTCGGATTCTCCCCGCTGGACGTAAGCGCCGAATGAATCGTGATCGCGCCTGGTCGCGATGATGTACTCGATCAGCGCCCTATCCGGCACATCCCGAGCCACTCGCAAATGATGTTCATTTTTCCCGTATCGCGGACGGCATCCCAGGTATTCAATTGTGCTATCCATGGGCCGTGTCTCCATCTAGTGAGCGCAAGTAATCAAGCGCTGCCCGTTTTGCGAGCGCTATATGGCCCGCTGGGCATAACGCGGCTATTTCATCCGCCAGTGTAATGGCCCTATTGGCCCGATCATCATCAGGGGCGGTAATGGCGAGAATGAGCGCTTCCGTGAGCGCTTCTAATGGTGTGTTTAATGGCATGTGAGTCTCCCTGTTATGCGGCCACGCGGGCCGGTGTGGTGTGGACAACGAAACCCGAAACGTCGCGACGTGCGCGCCCTTTAGCGGTAAGCGCCACCACTACCCCAGGCTGATCGAGAAAACGCAAATCCGTTTCGTCGCCATTGATGACTGGACGGCCCAGGAAATACTGGGGAATCGGTCCACGAAACACGGCCGCAAACGACACAGAAGCACCGTAATGCGTCACAGCCTTAGCGACTATCGATTGATAGGCGGCCCGATCAGAATACGAAAACGTCAAATGATAGTTGGGGATGTGCGAAACGCGACGATTCGGGATTTTGGTGTAATCGTAAAATTGCACGCGCGGATATGCTGCAAATACGTTTGCATACTCGCGACCAGCCCGGACTACTGGCAACAATTCCCAACGGATATCAGACGTGCCGTTTAAACGGATAGCGGGCCGCAAGCGCTTGCGTCGAGCCTTTGCCAGGAATGCATCAATCTCGGTTACCAATTGCGCCATAAAAGCGCCGTGATCGTTTAAGTACATTTGAGTGCGACGAAGCCTAGCCCGCTGGATAGCGTTATCAGGTAGCACAGCGCCTGAGTCAGTCTGGAACGTCGCGTTACCGGCCGCCATGCCACCACGTCCGGCCGTGTTCAGGCACGTCGCGACGCATCCGGCTAGGTTAGCGGTAGGGCATAAGTTGACACCGCTTGAATCATGAGGCGCCAAATACAAAACGGCCGTCATATAGCCGCGCTTGGTGCCCTTGATAGTTTTGGGATTGGCGTCGATGTTTAAGAGTTTAGTTTGCATGTTAGTTGTCTCCGTTTGTTTATTGTTTACGGACGTGAAACGTGATCGATCAGAGCCGCGATACCGCCAGCGACTAGGCCACCGGCTAGCAAGTCAAACGACGCGAGTAGCACACCGAAAATGGCGACGCTGGCGCCAGTGATCACGATTGCATCGAGTAGTTTTCTGAGTGTCATATGCATAATTTCCCTGTTAGTAGTTTGTTAGTAGCGTAGTAGTGAAAAGCACTAACCAAACGCTATTTCTGTAAACAATTGTTTTATAGCACAGCCTGAAAAGCATGTGCAAGCGCTTTTTGTAGTAGTAACAGAAAATTTGTCAGTACTTGAAAGGCTGGCGACTACTAACAAGATACAAGCCTAGAATCAAAGGCTTAGGCATGATGTTAGTAAAATAGAAGTCTACTTCCTGGTTTGTCCCCTTTGTTTATCATCGTATCAATTGGGAAAAAGACGTGTTTTTTACTACGCATGCATAAAAGCACTGTGCTTGCATAAAACACAGCGCTTGTGTTGCAAAAAAACCACATGTTGCAGCAACGCATCAGCACGCATTCATGTTGCATAAACGCAACGTGTTGCATCTACGCAACATCATGTAAACAATTCTCGTTCACATAACTACATAAGAATCGTTTGCATCCAGGCTTGTGGTACACGCACAACAATCCGTTGCAGCAAAACAACAGGGGGGGTAGGGCCAGAGCCGCACCGGTCACGATTACGAAGGGCTTACAAAAATTTTGTGATTTTTTTTAAACTTTCCCGCCTTTCCCTTTACTAACCCTTTTGCTTACTAAACCTTCCTGCTAAACTTTCCCTTGCAACGTCTGACCAGATGCGCTGGTAGCGACCGAGAGGTAACTGAAGGAAAGGACTCCACCATCTAAGGCACTAAACGTATCCCTAGACGCTTCCGCCTCGGCACACAGTCTCGACGGATGTTCGAGATCGCGGCCTCCCGGCAGGGTCATCCTGCACGTTGCTTTCCTCTCGCCAAACCTTCTGTTACATTCCCCGCATGGCACTACGAATGACGGAGCAAGAGTGGTCGCAGTTTGCTGCCACTGCCTTGGTATGCCGTTCCTGCTTCTGGTCTGCTGAAGTGACGCGTCCGCAAAACAAGATTTGGTGCGCTCACCGTGTTGTTCACGGCTGGGTCACCGATAAACCTCGATGCGACGGGATCACCTTCAAGTACGAGGCTAAAGATGGAGACGTTTAAGTCGATCCCTTTTAAGCCTCGGGAACTCAAAGCCTCTCAAGAGGTTTTGGATAAGATTTACGAGGCTGCCAAACTCGGGCTGAAGGGTGACGCCCTAGCCTTTGCTGCGGACATGCTGCCGATGGAGTACCGTAGGCTCTGCCAGATGGATGGGGCTGCGGCTATCGCGGAGGCTAAAGGTCGTGCTGATAGTGAATTTGAGGCGGCCAACAAGTTGCGCGTGGCGGCTAATGGTGGCGATAGCAAGGCAGCACTTGCTCTGTTGCAGCACCTGCATGGGTGGGTCGCTAAGACCCAGGTGCAGGTCGATGTTAAATCGCAGATCAGTATCATCGCGGCACTGCAAGAGGCGGAATCCCGCGTTATTCAGGGCAGAGTGGTGTCGGATACACCGCCTGCACTAGAGCATCAACCCGCCAAACTTCTGACGTTGGAGCCAGAGCGTGCAACTGCCGATCTATAGCGCCGAAGAAGAAGAGTTGCTGATGAGCAAACTCTGGTCGCCCTCTATTAAGGACGACCCGGAAGCCTTCGTGCTGCTCGTGTTCCCGTGGCAGAAAAAGAACACGCCCCTTGAGCATTTCCAAGGTCCGCGTAAGTGGCAGCGTGAAGTGCTGCGCCAAGTTGCCGCGCACATGAAAAAGAACAAGGAAGCCACCGCCTACGAAGTCTTGCGTATGGCTACCGCTTCCGGTCGCGGTATCGGTAAGTCTGCGCTCGTCTCGTGGCTTATCCTCTGGATGCTGACGACTAGGATTGGTTCCACGACCATTGTGTCGGCTAACTCAGAAGCGCAGTTGCGCTCGATCACATGGGCCGAAATTACTAAGTGGGCAGCGCTCCTAATCAACTCGCATTGGTTTGAGATTAGCGCCACCCGTGTGATGCCCGCTAAATGGATTGCTGAACTTGTTGAACGCGACCTCAAGAAAGGCACCCGTTACTGGTCTGTCGAAGGTCGTCTCTGGTCAGAAGAAAACCCTGACTCGTATGCCGGTGTCCACAACCACGACGGCGTGATGGTCATCTTCGACGAAGCCTCGGGTATCCCTGACCCTATCTGGTCTGTGACCGCAGGCTTCTTTACTGAGAACACGCCAAACCGTTTCTGGTTTGCGTTTAGCAACCCACGACGGAATGAGGGCTATTTCTATGAGTGCTTCAACGCGAAAAGGAACTTCTGGACGACGCAAAGCATCGACGCCCGGCAAGTCGAAGACACCGACAAAGCGGTCTACGAGCAAATCATCGAAGAGTACGGCGCGGACTCCCCGCAAGCCCGAATCGAAGTGTATGGACAGTTCCCCGCCGATGGAGACGACCAGTTCATCCCTCCAAGCCTGGTGGACGAAGCGGCGTCTCGCCCTAA